ATGACTACGTTCTATTTCGTGGATCATCCCGAAATAGCCAAAGGCACAAAGCAAAATCTGAATGCCACCATTCGCATCTTCGCGAAGTTCCTGGGGCATGCGCCAACGCTCTCCGATCTAAACAAGCAGACAGTCTGCGCATTTATGATCTGGATGGCCGAGGTTATACAGTACAAGCCCAAGACGATCAACAACAAACGCGGCGATCTGATAACGCTCTGGTATTCTGCGGAAGAGGCTGGTTTAATGCCGCCTCCGCCACGGATCCGAAAGCGGAAGGAGCCGAAACGCCTGCCGGTGGTTTGGACGCTGGAAGAGATTCGGAGAATCTATCGGGCTACGGATTCGGCCCCCGGCAGTTATCGCGGTGTTCCTCGGCCGCTAATCGAGAAAATTGCAATTTCGATCCTCTGGGATACGGGAGTGCGAATCGGAACGCTCCGCAAAGCCCGATTGCAAGATGTGAATCTATCGGAAGCAACCTGGTTTGTGCCGGCGGAGCATCTGAAAGGCAAAGTCGAGGATCGAGTTTTTCATCTTCATTCCGATACGATCTCACTTCTCAAAACCTCACTGTCCGAGAAACGAGTGCGACTTGTTCCGCTTCCTCTCGACAAGAACACGATGTACGACTGGGCGAAAGAATTGCTTCGACGTGCCGATCTTCCCAGCGATCATTTGCGGAAGTTCCATTGTATTCGACGCACGGCGGAAACGCACGCGGCCGCAAAGATGGGTATCAGTTGGGCAGCCGAGGCCATCGGCCACACCGAAGCCGTCGCCAGAAAATACTACGTCAATCCGCTTTATCTCAAATCACCGAAACTTATCGAGGCACTACCTCGGCTTTCTGCCAGTTAGCAATTCTCGATCTTGTCAACGTCCGTCCTGGCGGGTGGCGCGTTGACTCGCCCCGCATCCATCCAGATCGGGGCTTCTTGAATCAACGGAAGAAAATGTTGGTGGAGGATGGCCATGCTGCTGCGCGACTTGCTGCGGGAATATTCGCGAAAGCGGACGGAAATGGAAGAGAAGTCGGTAAGGCTACTCGATTACTCGCTCAACAATTTTCGGGCATTTCTGGGACGCGAAGCGGAAATCACCGATCTGAGCGAAGAAAAAATCCTAGATCACCTGCGTTGGAATGCCGCGAAACGTGCGGCGGCGACCGCCAATCATCATCGCGGCAACCTGATGACGCTCTGGGGATTCGCCAAGGAAATGCGGCTGACGGAGCCTCCTCCCAAGATCGGCAAGAAGAAGGAACCGCACCGCGATCCCGTCGCCTGGACACTCGACGAAGTGACGACGCTCTACGAGGCGACTTCGCTCTTGGAAGGCTTCTATCCTGGATGCCCGATTCCGATTTCGCTCTGCTGGAAAATAGCGATCGCCATTTGCTGGGATACGGCCGTGCGGCTGGAGGCCATCAAGGAAGCGCTGATGGACGATCTGGACCTGAAAACCGGGATCTGGTTGTGTCGAGCAGAAACCATCAAGGGCAAGCATGGCGACGAGATCAAGCAGCTTCATCACGATACGCTTTCGATCATTCAACAATCGCTCTGGGTACCCAGGAAGCACATTTGGCCATTTCCCGGCACGAAGGACACCGCCACGAGGCACCTGGGCAAGCTGTTGCGTTTGGCGGGATTGCCGGACGATCGGAAGCACAAGTTTCATTGCATGCGGCGGACGGCCGAAAGCCATGCAGCCTGCAAGTTAGGCATCGAGCAAGCGGCGGCTGCCGTTGGTCATACGCCAGCGGTCGCGCGGAAGAGCTATATTTCTCAAAAAATCTTTCGTCCTCCAGCACTAATAGAGGGGCTGCCGAGACCGTTTTGAATCGTTCGATGGGCGCGCGCATGGTGGACTACCATGCGCGCGCTGGCCGTTTTTCCCGCATTTCCGCGACTTCAGCAACATTGGCCGTTTGCCTTGCTGCTTTATCCATAACCAACACTTCTAACCCAGAAAGGACACACCGTTTTATCTCCTTTATAACCAGTGGTGACGTCGATCGCGGCGTGGAGGAAGGATTTCTTCACGCCGCATTTTTTCCCCTCACCGCAAACTTCTCGGCGATTGTATGCCTGTACGCTCCCTGCTTACATTCGCCGAGGAGCTTGTTGCTTCTCAGGGTTGCGACACCCTACGCCGCGGCGGTTTTCGCGTCATTGATTTACGCCGCGGCTATTTTTACTGTTTTCGAGTCCTGGCGAAAGCTCGACGTGCTCGTGGTGCCTGCCCCCGCCACGGCCGCGGGCTTTCGCCTTTTTCTATTTATTTGTGTATTCGGCGGCGCTCTTTTACCTGGATCTATTCCACGGTCTCCATGTCAAATAAAGGGCGTTCGCCGATTTTTTCCCTGCCCGAAAATTGCATCGGGAAAACCGCTTTCACAACGCCGCGTGGGTTCGCGGCGGTCGAGTAGATGCCAATGCCTAGATCTAGGAAATGGTATTCCGTGATCGACGATCGCAAAGGAACCTCATCGAAAAACGATCCTGAGAGCGGTTTTCCGGGTGCAATTTAGAACAATTATTTGAAAGGAGTTGACATGCACTATCGAAACGGACGTGAAGCGAAGAATGGCGACAAGATTGTCCAACTGAGTTATGAGGGTGGGAAACTCCTCAATGTTGGCGTGTTGTTCGATGCCAAGCTAGGAAACGACTATTGCAATGGGAGCCTTGCATCTACTACTCCAAACGTGACTGGCGCGTGCATGTGCGACTGCTTGCACATCGATGATCTTGCCGAAATCCTCAAAGAAAAGGGGCTCGACAAGCGTCCTAGCGGAAAATGATGATCGACAGCCGGGCGAGACCGGCATTTGAAAACAAGAGCAAACCAACCGAGGCGAGGGAAAAAAACGTTCGCAATCCTCGGCTAGTACGAACGAAAGTTTTCGACCTTAGGTCGTAACTTGACAAGCCGGGAGAGACCGGCATGGCGGCGAAGTTCAGGTGAATACCGACACTCCCGAGTACTCCGGGAATCGGAGGAGAGGGTTCGATTCCTTCCGCCTCCTTAACAAAAACGTAGCACCGTTTGATTGAATGGTCATCGGCCGCGATGCGGCGGAACCGCAACTAGGCAAAGTCGTAGAAAAAGCCTTTTTCTTTGACCTCCGGAGTCAAGGGAATAAATAGACCGAGGCGCAAGGACACGCAAGCGAATGCTGCCGGCCGAGACCATTTTTCAATTTTAAAATGAGCACCAATCCCAAAAAACTTGCCGCCGATCCTGAGTTGGTTGAAGTGTGCGAATCAATCGTGGCATGGAACAAAAAATACCCCACATCACGCATTTTTAGCGAAGGGGAAATACGGAAAATCGCTAAGGAGATGGATGAAATTTGCAAGATGGCGGAGCTAGCCATCGCCAACGCGAAAAACCGAAAATGAAATCGATTTATTTCACAAACTCCTGTCGAGCGGGAAATCATTTTCCCAGTCCAAAACAGTCAGCTTTGGAACCGATCGTCGTGAACCATCGGTATTTCATCGCGGCGATCCTGCCCGGCAATCCCCGGTTTTGGTTGCGGATCCAGCGGGAGCCGTTTGCGACTTATGAAGCGGCTTTGGAAAAAGTCAAAGAGCTCGAACCGAAGATGTCCTGGCCCTTGGGAATTCAAATCGAACATGCCAGCTAATAGAAAAAAGCGTCCCGATTGCCCGTGGGTGGTTTGCCGTGCCGGCGACCCTCACTCGGCGGGTGAATGCACTCGCTGCGGCGAGAAACTCATGCTTGGCTTTCCGGTGGCCGTCAACGTGTTATGTGCCGCGATAGATGCGTTCATCGAAAATCACCTGCATTGCAAGGAACCCGAAGAGAAATCGCAATGACCGAAGCCCTTACCCACTTTTGTAACCTGGTCATCGCCGGCAAGGCAGATGGATCATCGCCAAGCGAACACAACGCGCGGTGGATCGCGGCGGCCGTGTGCATTCAAGGTCGGATCGCCACGCTTGACGATCTGGCGATTGATGGCCTGCATGAATTCATCGACCTTTGCAAAGCGCATCCCGAGGGATCGAGCGAGCTTTTGCGGATTGACAAGGTTTTTTGTGGAGGGCAGACCGCCTCATAACGAAATCACTTTTCACTTCTCAATCGAAAGGAAGCACATGAGTACTGTTTTAGATCAGGAGCCGATCGCGAAACCGCCGGCACCCATCAAAATCATTCGCGATTTCGGCACATGCTGTGCCTGCGAAAAGACCGGACCGGACGTCAGGAACTTCATCGACATCAACAAGCTCGCTCCGATCGCCGGCAGCGGTTGGGGCTGTTTTCGCTGTGGCCTGAACGCCGACGGTGCGGTGGCCGTGCTTTGCGACGAATGCTTCAAGAATAATGTGCCGCCGAAATTCGTCTGCTACGACAGCCCCGTCACCAAGCAGCGGATGAGGGTAACGCTCCTGCACGGAGTTTTTAGACACGATCCCACTTATCACCCGGAATGCCGCGAAGTTTCGGAGAATTAAAAAATAGATGATCCTGCAAGGACGTGCATCATGGATGTTTGGAGCGATCTGTGGCCGCTGCGAAAGAATCGATATGTCAATATCGAGCAAATTACGTTCGGAATTTTATGGGAATTGGCGGGCGGCCGGCCGTCGAGAATTAGCATCACCGCCAAACACTTGCAGGAGCGTTTTAGTCGCGACGGTTCGAGTTTGCGTGGGCATCTGGAAAAACTGGCTCGCATCGGCATTATCCGCCTCGTCGCACGGACGCGGAGGACGGGTGAATTTTTGATCGAGGTCTATAACCCCTGCCCGGCGCATGCCGAGGCGGTCCCCGATCCGCAGATGCGTTTTCCGGAGATGTGGACCGATGGCATCGGCAACGACGACTGGGACGAAGTCGTCCGAAACAACAACGCACAACCCGCTTGTTCTCGTGATGGAGTAAGCGGCGACGCCGAAGGCGCAAGTCACGGGGAATTCCACGCGATGCCACGGGGAACTCCCCGTGACGAAACTCGCGGGGAATTCCCCGCGATCGAGCAAGCAGCGAAAAAGCCGGATAATACGGCCAATTACACGCAAAATCGCGTGAATCCTTGTCGCGGGGAACTCCCCGCGGGAAACTCCCCGCGACCCCTTAATGACAATGAGAGAGGGAAGAATTATCTTCCCAATGGTGTAATGAAAAATAAAGACAATGTAACTAACGTTGTCTTTCCGTCTAGCTCGGAAATTCCCCGCGGGGAGTTTCCGGCGAAGATGGTGGCCGAGGCGGCGAAACTCGAAGCGATTCTTGCAGCCGGACGGAGATCGCAGGAGTTCCAGGAGTCGCGGCGGAGCGTGGATGAGTCCGCATTTGCTACGAGCGTCTCCGCGCTCGATGAATATTTCACGAACCCACGCTCGGCCGAGAAGGCCAAGGATAATTTCATCAACATGCTTAAAGGACTGGTCAAGGACAGCGATACGAAGAATTGGCTATTCGGATTCGCCGCGGACTTAGTGCTGGTTCACGGTGTGCTGTCGGGCGACGGCGCCGCTCGCATTCGCGATGAGATGAGTATTTTCGTCGCTAACTTGCGATCGGCACGCGAACGCGAGCGGCGGGAAGGAAAGCATCCCAGGCCGCACGGAAGATGGTTCAACAAGGAGATTCACGCTATCGCCGAGCGAAACGGCATCGCGACGCCGCGGCAGCGAAAAAAGAGCGTGGTGTGCTAATGTACGCGCAGATCCACGACATCGTGATTACGAGAGAGCTGATCAATCAACCGGAATACCTGTTGTTTGGCCAGGAGGCTACGGAGTGGACGCGGATCCCGATCGTGAAACCGTTTCCCGCGTTGGAAATCGGCGTTGCGAGGGTGACGTGGGAGCAGGGTGATCCGTGCATCGCCACGCACTCGACCGACGTGTTTAGCGAGGATTGGGAAGTATCCAAGTGGCTGACCTACCCCAAGAAAAAATACCCGCGGTTCACCCGCGAAATGAACAACCCTCGATCGACTGTGCCGCTCAAAAGGCTACAGCGAGCGATCGACGGAGCCAAGGCATTTGGCGGAAAGCTTGCGTTCGAACGATTTTTAAAACAGCAAAAGGCAGCGGATCAAGCATCCGCTTCAGTGCGAAAACGAAGGAGCATCCCCACAATGAGTGTAACCATGACCAACAAACCGAAATCAGAGAAGCCGCGGAAACGAACGGGAAAAGGAATCCAGCGGGTGGACGACGGAAAAAATCCTCACGGAGTCTATGACTGTCAGGAAATACCGATTTACACGACTCCCAGCACAAAAATTAAAGTGTCCGTTCGCGTTGCCCATCGCGGTGGTGTCGAGCCTTGGGCGGCCGCGTTTAGTGCGCGTGGCCCCGAATTTGGACGCAGCTCCCCCGTTACGGATCGCGAAGATGGTTATGCCACGCGGGACGAAGCGATCGGCAATTCGGCTAATGATGCTGCGGCGTATCTTGAAGAACAGCTTAGCGATCATATTGGCGACGCCAAGCGGTCGAGCCTCCGAAAAGCGATCGAAACAGTTCGGCGATTCGCAACCACATGCTTTGTGAACGAGCCCGAGAAAAAGAAAAATCCTGGTACCAATCTTGTTCCCACCAGTTCTGGCATGTTTGCTCGTGGAATTCAATCCGGGTCGCTTTCGATCGTCAACGATCCGCCGGCAAAGCTTTCTGCGATGGAAAAAAAGCGGCTGGAAAAGTGCGAAAAAATGATCGAGATGAGCCGCGCGATCTGGATCGATCTTGGATCGGCCTTGGCGACGATCCAGACCGATCGGCTGTACCGTGAGACGCATTCCACGTTTGAGGCTTACTGCGCAGAGCGGCACGGCATCAGCCGGCAGCATGCCTATAGGCTGATCGACGGCTGCAAAGTGGTGCGGAATGTGTCTCCAACTGGTGACACGAAGCTGCTGGAGAGCCAGGCCCGCGAACTGGCGAAGATCAAGGATCCGGAAACGCAGCGTGAAGTTTGGGAAGTCGTCAATGCCGAGGCCTCCGGCGAGGAATGCCAGCTGGCCATCACGGCCAAGCGGATCCAAGAGGTGGTTGCCGAAAAGATCGGCGAACCGGCCAAGCGGTCGGAACCGAAATCATCCCCTGTCGGCAAGTCGAAGAAAACGGCCGTTCAGCCGCTCGAGGATGATCTTGAGGCTGATTCCCTTCAGGACGATCTGGCAGCCGTTGAAGTCACGCTCCGCAAACTGAAGGGCGAATGGACGACGGCGTATCAACGCAAGGAGATCGCCGCATTCCTACGAAAAATGGCCAAGGACATCGAAGGCAAATAAATGAGCACCGTCACAACCCAACGCGAACATCCGATCTTGTTTTCCGCCGAAATGGTCCGCGCGATCTTGGAAGATCGCAAGACGATGACGCGGCGGATTGTAAAGCTCCGTGATCCGAGCCAAACCTATTCAACTTTTGACGATGATGGATGGCCTCTGTATGCGGATGAATACGGTGTCTGGAATCGCGACTCTTGCCCTTACGGCAAAGTTGGCGATTTGCTTTGGGTGCGAGAAACTGCATGGTATGACGACGCTTTTGGTGGGCGTGCGTTTTTCGAGAACGGTGATGTTCTCATTAAGGGAGAAGGCATCGTATCCAAAGCACCGCATCCATGCAGTAGAGAGATGTTCCAAGCTTGCGGACTGCAAAAGATTCGGCCTTCCATTCACATGCCGCGTTGGGCGTCGCGATTGTTGCTACGAATCAAGGATGTTCGCGTGGAAAGACTGCAACAGATCAGCGAGGAAGATGCCGCGGCCGAGGGCGTTGACTTCATTCCATCCGCTCCGGCTGCGTTTACGCATAGGACGGCTTTCAAGGGACTGTGGGACAAGATCAACGTCAAACGTGGCTATGGTTGGGAATCAGATCCTTCCGTATGGGTGATCGAATTTGAGCGAGTGCAACAAAACCAGGGGAATTGAAGTCCTCGCCTGTCAGCCAAAAAGCACGATGGACAAACAGAAACATATCGCGATGACAGCCCGAATGGATGGGAAACGTGCCATCGCTGGCAGAATCGGACGTAAACGCAAAGTTTCAGAGATGGAGCTCGTTGCTCTCTGCACGTTTGCGAGAGTGGGGATGATGTCTGTGTTTTCCAGTTTGGAAGGCGAAACGGGCGAGATGGCATACGCTGAACTGGTTCGCTTGACTGATGCGATTGAAGAAACATTCTCCGAGGACGGAAAAGCTGATGGGCTCGATCGCCTGGCGGAGTGTTGCGCTGCGCTCCTTGGTGGAGAAAGGCTTGGTAAGTATGTTGTCCCTATCAAAGGAATTTAAAAATGCCCGGTCCTGTCAGTGATGATTATGATCCTGAATTTAGCACAGGCGAGAATGCTCGCATGGTTCAGGTTGCTGTTGAGATGATGTACGCCAAGTTGACCGATATTCTCGACGGGAAAAAACCTGAGTGGATCGTCAACATCGCGAGACGCATCGAAGAAAACAAGCCTTCAACGCAAATTACGAAAATGCTTCACGAAGATGAGTGGCGAGTATTGCGGTTTGCATGCGAACGAGCGTTAGAGAGTTTGTAAAACATGAAGGAGAATCGGCGTGAACAGTTACTTTTTCTATCTGTGCATGATTGAGGCATTTAAAACCGAGAAGGAAACAAACGATGACAGGGACTGAACTGATTTCGAAAGAACGGAGCCGCCAGATAGTCCAGGAAGGGTATAGCTCCAAAAGCGACGACGCCTTAGTCGATGGGGATCTGGCGATCGCCGCGGCCAATTATGTTTGTCATGACACAGCAGCTTGTGTTTTGGACTGCGACGGCGAGATCGTGGAGAATCCGATCTGCGGCGACTTCAACAACCGCGAACGCAAGCCGCGACTCCGTCAATTGGTGATCGCCGGCGCTTTGATCGCCGCCGAGATCGATCGGCTGCAACGGGCGGAGAAACGGCAAGCGATTAAAGGGATCCGACCTGCGGAGGATGAATAGTGAAGCTTAAAGACCTTTTGGCGAAAATCCCTGAAGATTGCATTTGGCATCAGCCGCTTGCGGAATGCTTAAAAAACATCAGGTTTATCAAGTCGGGAGTATATGAGATCTCATTCCTAACGAATGCGCTGACGCCTAGCGAAGTCGTAACGCAAACGGGAAAAGTGGGCTTAATTGTATGGATCGACCGCGATCAATGGAATAAAGCTTTTGACAGTTGCGAAAACCCAGAACCGCGAAAGGATCCTAAAAAATCATGACACGACAAGAGATGGCAACCCATTTTTTAGCTGGCATCCTCACCGGTGCGATGGGAAGCCAGGTAGCTCCTTGGGCACAAAATGAATTTATACAAGGAATTCTTCATGCTCCGCGACTTGCCGTCCAGCTTGCCGATTTGCTCGATACTGAATTACATAAGAATGGAGGGGACACAGTTAAATACCCTCACGAAACCCCAGAACCGCGAAAGGAATCGCCATCATGCTCGTGCTCACCAGAAAACCCGACGAATCCATACTCATCGGAGGAATCAAAGTCACTGTGCTGAATGTCAGCGGGGACAAAGTCCGCATCGGTATCGACGCCGCGGCCGAGATCCCCATACTCCGCGGCGAGCTGCTCGGCGTCGAAAGAGCAGCGGAGCGGCCCTCCGCTACTCCCCAAGATCGTAAATGTGCCTAGTGAAGCAACGCTTCACAAAATAACCATGTCAAGCTGAATACCAAGAAAGAGAGTGCAAATGAAATTTAGAAAAGTGATGATCTGCTCGCTTCGTCGCCGCATTCGCCAGTTGAAGGCGGCGAAAAACCCCAATAACAAGACTTCCATCAAAAGTCTGCAATCCAGGCTTTTGGGGCTAACCGCACTGGAACGATGATGAAAATCGCCACCCTCCTAAAAAAGCTGATCGGGATCGAGCCCGAGCCGGAGCCGATCGAGCCGCTCAATCCGTCGTGTCCGATCTGCCTCAAGCAACTCGAAGCGACGCTGCAGCACGATATCAAAAGCCAATATCGGCTGCTGATCTTTTACCGCTGCGAGGCCCATTATTTGATCTGGCGGCGGGAGGAATCGCCGCAGATCGGCATCATGCTGGCGAAGATGGTGGCCAGGAAGCTGTTTCCGGCGATGATCGGCCAGTACGCCGTGATGACGGCCGATCGGATGATGGCCACCGGCGAGCGGTCCAGCAGTATTTTTTGTTTCAGTCCGATCGAGGAAGATAAAAAATAAACTACCGCAGAGAACGCAGAGAACACAAAGAGGGGATTACTAATACCAAAAAAGAGAGTGGAAATTTTGTTAAATAATCTTTGTGCTTCTTGCGTTCTCTGCGGTTTGAAAGGATTTATGAATTCATGACGAAAGATACCAAAAAGACCGGCACCAAGGAATGGGCGGAAACGAACGTCAACTGCCTGAAGGGATGCGAGCACGATTGCCGCTATTGCTACGCCCGGGCGAATGCATCGCGGTTCAAGCAGATCGCCACGGCCGAGGAGTGGCGGCAACCGCAGGTCAATCAAAAGGCCGTCGCCGAGAAGCGGAAAAAATACGAGGGGATCGTGATGTTTCCCTCGACGCACGACCTGACGCCGCGGTATATGACGCCGTGCCTTGACGTGCTGGACAAACTGCTCGTTGCCGGCAACCAGGTCCTCGTGGTGACCAAGCCGCATTTTACCGTTATCCAAAGGATCTGCATGCGGCGGAATTTTAAGGAGCAAATAAAATTTCGGTTTTCGATCGGCTCCTGCCGCGAGGAGATCTTGGAATATTGGGAGCCGGGAGCGCCGACCTTTGGCGAGCGGTACGAATGCCTGCAATATGCCTTCAGGCAGGGATTTTCGACGAGCGTGAGCTGCGAGCCGCTCCTGGACCCCTTTAATATCAACGGGCTGTTTCGCCGGCTGGAGCCGTGGGTGTCGGATACGATCTGGTTTGGCTGCATGAACGATATCCGCCGCCGCTGTGTCGCCGGCACCGATCCCGAGCGGATCAATATTATCGAGCGCGGCCAGACCGCCGAGCATATCCGCTCGAATTATTCGTTTTTGAAGACCGAGCCGAAAGTACGGTGGAAGGATTCTTATAAAAAGGTGCTGGGATTGTCATGAAAAAAAGAAAAAGTTATCGGCAGCGATCGATGTCCGAAGTCCGCGAAAGTGCGGAATATGCGATTCAGAATAATCGCGGAATGACGATCAACGCCCGCTGGCTAATCGAACTGCTGAACGGATGCGAGCAGCTTGCAATGCTGGCCAGCAAAACGCCGCAGTTTTTTAACCCGCTCCATGCCTTCGAAGCGGAGAAATTCCGCGATTATGTCCTACTCCAGAAAAAGGAACGGCAGGAAAGCTTGGCGGGAGTGAAGCGATGAGAAACGCGCCCGGGCAACGCATGCTTTTTGACGATCGCGTTTGCTGCCTGGGCTGCGGGAAGATTTTGACCAACGAAAAATCGATCGCTCGGCTGTACGGGCCGAGCTGCTTGAAACGGAAAAAGCGAAGGAATAGGAAAAAGCATGCGAAGCGGACGCGGCCAAATGATGCTGTTTAAGGATTTGGCGTCATGCAAGCGATGTGGACGAATGCTGAAAAACCGTTTGTCAATCGTTCGTGGTTATGGCTGGGCATGCTGGTCAAAGGTGGTAAAGCCAAAATATTTTCGTGGCTTTTCGCTAAGGAATTTTCATAACCGCAGAGAACGCAAGGAACACAAAGGAAAAAAACGATGAAAACGCTTACTATCTGCCAGCCTTACGCTGAGCTGATCATGCTTGGTCAAAAGCTTTGCGAGAATCGGACGTGGGGAACGAACTACCGCGGCTGGATCGGGATCCACGCCGGCAAGTCGCGGGCCTGGCTCAAAACGTTTCCGCCGGGAATGACGCCGCGAAAGATGGAATTCGGGATGCTGATCGGAATGGCCAAACTGGTCGATTGCATGCCGATCGCCAAGGTCCGCAAGGATCGGAAGCTTTTTGAAAAGCTTTCGCCGCATGCCGAAGGGCCGGTTTGCTGGATGCTGGAGGATGTCTGTCGATTCAATGAGCCGGTTGAACTCGCCGGCAAGCAGGGATTGTTCGACGCCGACGATTCCCTCTTCGAACGATTGTGGGACGTAGCCGGCCAGCGCTGCCACGTTTGCGGCTGCACGGAGAACAACGCCTGCCCTGAAGGCTGCTCCTGGGTCAATTACGACACGTGCAGCTCGTGTGCAGATGAATCGCAGTGGGATAAATGTCATCCGCTGTTGGGATAGGAAAAAACGTGGCTGAGTTAACCCTTGATCAGATTGGAGAACGAATCATTTTTGGATGGCCCGGGTCGATAGAACTCCTGGATGCCGTCGAGCTTGCGATGGATCGTTACGGCTTCGAAAAAGCCGATCATTTTCTCAACCTCCGGGAGCAATCCTGGGAACCCTTTTATGGAGATCGAACGATGGTGGATTATAAGAAAGACGAAGATTTGGAGAAAGAAGTGGAGATCGAGGACCGGCTCGAAAAGCTTTCGGAGCTGTTGAGCGAAACCGATCCCGCGGACATAGATGCGATGATCGAAAAGCATAAGGCCGAAATCGACAAGCTTTTGCGGTTCAAAAAACTGCTGGTGGGAAAAACGCCGGCGAGCGGAAAGAATGAACGGATGAACGAAATCAAGGAAATCTTTCAAGACAACGGAAACCAGTACCTATCGATCGTCGATATTGCCCACATTCTGGATTGCAAGCCACAGTCGATCTCGGTTTGCATAATGCGAGCGAAGGGCGTTTTCGAAAAGAAAGACAAAAAATACCGCCTGGCGAACTTCCAGGAAGAAGAGAAGGCGGCGTAACGGATTTGTTGGATCCCGCCGCCATAGGGCGGCGGGCTATATATTTTCCTTGAAAAAGTACCCAATGAGAGCGGATCGCAAAAAACGCCGGGATTTTACCACGCAGTTTCTGCGGGTGCTTGAACATGAAGGGCCATCGTCCGACCGCTTTTTGAAATACTATTTGAAGATTTTGGGATACAGTCCGTCCTCCGTGCCGAGGAAGCGGAGGGAGCTGGCGGAGAAACACTTGATCGAGAGTAAAAAGGCCCGGGTGCTGCCGAATGGACATTTGGAGCGGCTTTGGGAACGAACGAAGTAAGGAGCTAAAAAACCATGAGCGAACTTGTGTATTTGGCCTGCCCCTATTCGCACGAGGACCCGCGTGTCCGCTGGATCCGCTTCACGACGGTCAGCCAGATCGCCGCCAGGCTGATGGCCAAGGATCTATTCATCTTCTCGCCGATCAGCCACGGGCACCCGATCACCGTCCACGGCCTGCCGAGCGTCTGGGATTATTGGGGCAAGTACATGGAAGAGTTTTTGCGGATTTCGCGGGCGATGGTCGTTTTGTGCCTCGACGGCTGGACCAGCTCGGTCGGCGTCCAGGCCGAGATCAAGATCATGCGCGAGCTTGGCAAACCAATCCACTTTTTAGAACTCGACCGCTCGATCGAGGATCTTTGCGAAACGCTCAAGGCGACGTGATGCCAGGTGAAAAGGAGTTATCCAAAAAATGTGCAACGAACGGGATGAAAATCGGTTGCGGCAACTGATCAAGCGGGTGAGGAACGAGGCGGTTTTCCGCTCGCTCTATCAATTAATGACGGCATCCTTTGAGAGTGGCCGAGCGAATGTTGCCGACGTCCGCGACGTGCTTTTTCTGTACGATCATTTTCCTATCGACGATCTGGAGTAAAATGAAACCACGCATGGAAGCGGATACCAAAAAGTGTCGATGGCCGCGGTATTGCGTGATCTGCGGGGGAGTTCGATTTCGCGTCGAATCGACCCGCCGCGTCAAGGGCGGCGAGATCGTGCGGCGGCGAATCTGCAAGGACTGCGGCAAATTCGCTTTCGCGACCCGCGAATCGGCCACGTATTACGTATGACTTCTCTACCCATTCTGGGTTATTTTTCGCGCACATATAGCATGTTCTCCCTGCACGTGAAAAAGGATCGATCATTCATGGGTATGATGCGAGCTACTCAGCGATCCTTTTTAGGGACACTTTTTGAACACCCCATTTTCACAGGAGAGAGTTATGGAGAGCAAGTTCGTGGCGGATCTGTTGCAAATCTTTTTGGCGCTGATGACGCTTCAGTTCGCCAAGTTGCCCGAGCTGATCGAGCAGTTGGCCAACGATTTCGGCGGCGGCACCGAAGTGCTACGGCTGTCGTCCGCTTTGACGGAGGATGAACACGCCGAGGCGATCGCCGCCTACGAATCGGCGCACAAGAAACGCTGTGCCGGCGTGATCCCTGGCGGAATGTACGAAAAAATCTTTCCCGGCGATGGCACCTTCGTGAAAGCCGCCTGGAATCTTTTCCTGACCTATGTGCTGCCGATTCTCGTGCAGAAATATGTCACGCCGCCGGTTCCCGCTCCCGCCAGCGCTCCGGCCTTGCAAGAGACCTCCGGATCGGAGTCCGGATCGTCCGGATCGGAGTCGTCCGGCTCGACGAGCTAACGATTACAAAAAGTCCCGGCCAGGATCGCTCGACTACTCTCGATCCTGGTCGGGCAACGTTTTTCCCATTTATTCCCCATTCAAAAAGGTGGTATGCCGTGAAACGCTTCAAATTAGCCCTGTTCGTGCTGCTGGCCTTCAGTGTCTTGCGAGTCGCGTTGGCCGTCGATCCAGCGCCAAACGCCACGCCAGCGCCTGCGATTCGGACGCAATTCGTTTTGCCACTGGCCGATGGCACTTCCGCGACGGCCGTTTGTCTGCCTGGGCAAAGTGGGCAACTTCTTTTGGTTTACATCGCCGGCGGCAAGCTGGTCACCGGTTCTATTGTTCTCGACGGCTCGCCGATCACGCCGCCTGTTGTCGATCCGCCGCCCGTTGTCGTTCCTCCTATTGTCGTCCCACCGATCGTGCCGCCGGTGGATCCGGTTGGAAAGCCCGCCGCGCTGATCGTGATCACGGATAAGTCGGTTTCAAACCCGATCTGGAAGTCGAGCGAGGTCGTTTCCTTTCTCAACGCCAAAAAACTCCCGCCGACTTACGAGTACAATCTTTCGCTCGTTGACGATCCGAACGCGGATCCGAACGCGCTAAAGTGGATCGGCAAATCGGCGATCGCGAACAACGCTTACCCTTATTATTTCTGGGTGACGGAAAAGGGGGAAATCCTCGAGCAGGGACCGCTTTCGTCTCTAAAGGCGTCCGAACTCGTCGCCATCTTGGGAAAGCATTCTGCACAGGGAGGGAAGCGATGAGGCAAGATCTCTACGCAATGCAGCTTGGATGTTTGGCCAAGGATTTGGCGGGCCGCGTGAGCGCCGAAGATTCTCGGCATTTATCCCTTTCGCGATATTTCGCGAAGTCGATGGCCGATGCCCCCACGGAAGCCCGCTGGGATAAGCTCTATACGGGCACGTGGGGCGTGATGGGAAACAATTCCTACGGGAATTGCGTGATCTGCACGCCGGCCCATACGATCATGGGCATGCAAGCCGCGGAGTCGGGGATCCAAACGCCGATCAGCGATGCGGACGTGATTTCCTTATCGCGTAAAATGGGAGCCATGAACGGATACAACATCCTCGATCGCCTCAAGTATTGGAAGGCGACGGGGATGTGGGGTCATCGGATATGGGCCTATGGCAGCGTCGATATCCGCGATACCGAAGCGGTTCGCAAGGCGATCAACACGCTCGGCATGCTCGACATCGGCGTGAATCTTCCCGACGCCTGGCGAGGAGCCGACGTCTGGGGCGTGGGTCCTGGCAGAAAATACTCGCCCGGATCGTGGGGAAGGCATAGCGTTCCCTTCTTGGGATACGACAGCAATTACCTCTATGCGATCAGTTGGGGCGAAGTGATTCCCATGACCTGGGAAGCTCTGCAAAAATACGTGGACGAGTGCTACTCGGTTATCTCGCCCGATTTCCTCGCCAAAGATGGCGTTACGCCGTCGGGGTTCGACCTGATCAAGATGCGCGAAGACATGACCGCGATCACCGCGGCCTGAGTTTTACCGTTGGGGCTTTTTACTATCCATCCTCATTTTGGAGACAAAGCATGTGGAAAATCTTTTGGTGTGTCTTGATGATTTCTGCTTTCGCCTGTACAGACGTTTCCGCCGCGGGAAGACGCGGATCGGCAAGCTGCTCCGGTGGATCGTGCGGTTTATCGGCCGTACAAAATTCACTGCCGGCGACGCCGCCGAGCTGCCCGGGGAATCTGCCCTGCAACAAAGATTCGTTGTCCCCCACGATCCCAGCGACGATCGTCCCGCTTGCCCCCAATGCCGCAAGCGAGCCAGCCTACGGCTCCTGTCGGGGCCTGGCGAGGACGCCATGTCGATCTGCTATAGCTGTGGCCATCACTGGACCGAGGAAAATTGCCCGGGCGATTCTGGAGCGGCAACCGGTGAGGAAAATCGTTCGCGGCGCGGGTAAATTGATCTTCCGCCGGCGTTAGGCTGTTTCCCGTATGGGGGGAAATGTCACGCCGGGCGTCGGGATGTCGCCGCTGTTCGCAGCAACGGCGTGACTTTTTATTATTCATTTCGAGTGATAGCAAAAGGTCGCCAATTGGCGACATTAGGCAGGTGAACAATGAATCCTCTGGATCCCAACAACTGGATTGAATTCGGAAAAAACTTCGGCGTTGGGTCGATCTTCGCCTTTTTCATGTTGGGTTTCGCGATTTGGTGCATCCGCTACGTGCTGCGAGCATGCTTCAGCAATGACGAAAAGAAGCCCGGATTCCTGCGGACGTTTTTCTATGACATCAAGGATGCTGCCGTTACCTTTTTGAAAAACATGGACGCCCGCCTCGATCGCCAGGAAGCGGCCGCGACCGGTACCGCGGCGGTGATCGCCGCCAGCTCCGAATCGGTAAAGACGATGATGCACGCGCACCTCGACCCCGATGGAACCTGCAACCCCGGCCGGCTGGAGAACGCCGCCAAGCACGGCCTCGACGCGATCGACGAGATCGGCAAGCGAATCGGCGCCGATGTTTCCCAGCACATTCAGGCGGCGAAAAACAAGCTCGGCTAAGAACACCTTTTTAGTTAATTGGAATTGAACATGAAACGCAAATGGCTTTCTCTTCTGTTGTGCGGCGGAATTCTTGCCGCGTTGATCGCCTTCGCCATCCCCAGCCAATCGCAGATCATCGGCGGCGGCAGCGGAGTGATCGGTGGTGGTGGTGCAGTGAGCGGCCTCAAGGCCACCGGACCGCAACTCAACGCGGCGGCATCCTTGGCAACCGACATTTCTCGCCAAGCCCGTGTGTTTTCCGATCGGATCGCAAGTCTAAAACCCACACTACCCGCTGATGTGGTGGGTTTGTGGGATTTCACCGGACTGCCGGCGGGAACAACCTACGTGAAAAACTCGCGATCTAATGGGAGTGGCCTAAATCTTGTTCCGGCTACGAGCGAACCTTGCGTATTGACAGACGCTACGGTCGGGAGCCAGATTACGGTTTCAACAACCCCATTTCAACCAAGTCGTGACGGCGGGATCTCAGGCGGTTTTCACTTTCCCGCTACTGGTGACAATAACAACGGCAGGGTAACTTTCATTCCTCCGACAGTAACGGACGGTGCACATTACAGTTTTTCGTGTTATGTGATTTTCGATGATGCCACTTACACCCCGTCCGATAGTAGCGACATCGTAATGTACCCATTTGGCACGTCCCAGACCACGCCTACGAAGACGGTCATTCGTGCACCATCAGGCAGTGTCCCAGGTTTGTTTCGTTACTCTGTGGATGCCGTGCCAACCGCCGGGACTTATCACAACTATTTCCGTATTGAGAACAAAGGGTCAGTGGCTGGCAAGCCGTTTACAATTTCAGGCATTCAGATCACTGCTGGCACTACGCTACTGCCTTATGAGCGTAGGCTCGACATGGTGCTGGCGGGTACCAGTCCGGCACCTGTATTCACTCCGCGTGGAACGATTCTTGGTGGAGGTAATACGGCAGGGTCAGCAGGCACGTCCTCATATGCCGTCACGCCGGGAATTGCTAATTTTAACATCAACGGGCCGTGGACCGTGATTTCTGTTTGTCGTGTTATAAGTAGTATGAACAACACGGGGTCTTTCATTGATCTATCAATTGCCGATCGGTCGGCGGCAACCCAAGCGATCTATTGTCAGCATGGCAATAATCGAGCCTTGATGTTATCCCAGAATGGCAGTTCCAGCGACGTGACCTCAACGACATTTATGACGCACCCTTATGGCCAAGAGTCGGTGGTGTTATTCTTGTCGAAGCCTATAGCAGGGAGCGGGGGACCGAAACTCAATGCCATCGAAAAAACGGAAGTGACGCATTCGGGCTCGGCAGGAATCGGTGTCGGCTGCTTGGCGTTCTCTACGCCGAGTTATATTGTTGACCTGCTCGAAGTTTCTTGCGTAATCTGTGTCAACAGCGACATTACCGACGATGAACGGTATCAAGCGTATTTATGGCTAGTACAATACTTAGAACCAAAAGGCATCGATATCCGAAACTCCTTGCCGCCGGTGCTTACTCATTTGCAGTCAAACGAAACAAGCCCACTTCCCGCGATGGGTTGGAACTCGTGGTTTAATTCCAGCTATTTTGACGTGAACGACGCAATGGTGCGACGTAACGCCGCCGCACTTGTTTCAACCGGACTCAAAGCAGCGGGCTACAACTACTGCATCGCATCGGCAGGATGGGAGCCACACACTGGAACGCTTCGTGATGCGAGCGGCTCGCTTATTCCCGATGCAACGAAATTTCCTAACGGCATGAAGCCAGTGTCCGAATACGTGCGTTCGCTCGGCTTGAAATTTGGCACCTACTCCTCAGCGGCCCCGATCGCGGACACCTACGGCTACACCGGCTCAGCGGGCCACGAGGACCAAGACGCGGCCACATTTGCCGACTGGAATGCCGAGTGGTTGCACTACGACGTGACTTACAGGGACACAACGGGCCGCGAGCCAATATGGGGTCATGAGTTTGTTCAAGAGTTATTTCAGCGAATCTCAGTCGGCCTGCGTAAAGCCGGTGCCAGCACGCATATCTGTGCTGGGATCGGATTCAACAATAAAAATGCAATTTGTGTGTCGGCAGGTATTAACTCCGTGCGATTTGGATTGGATGCCGCCCCCGGAGCGAGTGCGTCGGCTTCGCTAATGGGGCTGTTTACATTGTTCGACACAACTTCATCGGTCACACAGGCGACATGGTTCGGCAACGGATTCTACCCCGACTGCGATGGTTTGCTGGTCGGCTGTGGATTGACCGACGAGGAGGGGCGGACTCAGTTCTCGATCTACTCAATATTGATGGCCCCGCTGATCTGCGGTTGCGAACTGGACGCCACAACCGCGGAAAGCAATACCAACGCTGGATACAACGACCCAGCAAAGACATTTGCGGGAACAATCGCCACCCTCAGCAACGCCGACGTTATCGCTGTGGATCAAGACGCGATGCAGTTGTGCGGCATTCGAGTTGCCAACGACAGTACGAACCATACCGATGTTTGGGTTCGGCCGCTGGCGAATGGTGATTGGGCAATCCTGTTTGTGAATCGCGACAATTCCAACGCTCGCTCAATCGCCGTTACCTGGGCGGATATCGGAACTGCCGTTACGTCCGCTCAAAGCACACTCACGTCCTATCCCGCATTTCCATCTTCGTTTTCATCAGGCAAAAATCTTTGGACCAAAGCGAGTACCGGAGCATTGGCAACAGGTTTCACGGAGGTCAATGTGCCGGTACATGGATGCGTGATGTTGAGAGTGACACCGTAACAATTACCTATTATTTCAATTGAAAAAGGAAAAGCGATGAAGAACAAACTGTTATGGATCATATTGAGCGTCTGCAAGCTGGGGTTGTATCTGTGCATCGTCTTGCTTGGCTGGTCGGCGGTGAACTATCATGCAGCAGCGCAAGTGAGCACGCCCACGAAGAAGTCGGCACTGATCGGCAGCGTTGCTCCGGTCACGTCCGCGACGTATGTGAACGGTGATCTGGCCACGAAGTTCGGTCTGCCGGCTCATACCCTTTTCCGTGGCATCATCGGCGTGCCCGCTTCCAACTCGGGCACGATCACCTTCAAGTCCACCATCTCCGGCGCGAGCGACGTCACCTCGGAGGCAGGCGCATCGATGTACGTATCGGCGTTGGACTTGACAACCATCTCTGCCAAAGGCAACGGCACCGACGTGATCACGCTCGTCGGCGAGGAGGTTCGCGTCACCCAAAACAACTACGGCGACAATACCGCCTACTAACGTATGACCCCACTATACACCCCCCGACCAATATCCCCCCCATCATGCACCCCCCGTCATATACCCCCCCCACCCGGATTAGGTTCTTCCGCCGCCTTGGACCGCCCGGGGCCCCGTCCATACTATCGAATTTGGGCGCGCTGTTCGTAAAAAAGATGTTCTTCCCTTTGATGTTCTTCCATTGTGAAAAAAAATGAAAAAAGTGGGAAAAAATCCTTAGTTGGGCGGGAAGAATTGTCCGCCGTGATCGGCGTTAGTTCGCGGCAAATCAGCTACTATTTGCATCAGGGAATGCCGCAAGAGGGGCGAGGAAAATTTGATCTCGATAAGTGCGTGGAGTGGGCTGCGACCAACGTTAAACCGACCGGCCGCGACGATGGCCGCGAGAGCATCCAGCCCGAGAATCGCGGTTTTTGGGAAACGGAAAAGGCGAAGTGGCAGGCGAAGCAGGCGGAGCTCGACTACCACAAGCAGCTCGGCGAGTTGATCGCGGTCGATGACGTGGCTCGCGAGCAAGAGCGGTCGATCGCCCACGCCAAGGCGCTGGCCGAGCAGGTTCCCGACCGGCTCCTCGGCCTCTTGCCGAAGTCGATCGCCGCCAAGGCGAAGAAGGATTTCCGCGCCGCCGCCTTCGTGATCATAGAGGATTTTTTGTTTGCCCTTTCGGACTGGGAGTTAGAGACGATCGATGACAGCGACGATGACACCACGAGCGAGATTGAAGCGGCGGAAGTCGGCGGCATGGCGCCCGATCATTCGCATGCCGATCCCGGAGTGGTGCCAAAAAAACGTAAGGCTCCCCAGCGAAGTAAGCAGCAATCCCGGAAGGTATGACCTCCGCCGCTTCCCGTTTTGGCGCGAGCCGCTGGAATGCGTCGAGGATCCGGCTGTCGAGAAGATCTCGATCCAGGCCGCGACGCAGCTCGGCAAGACGACATTGCTCCAAGCGATCCTTGCGGCGATGGCCAAGCTCAATCCGGCGCCCGCAATGCTCGGCGCTCCCGATCGCGACGCCTGCCGCGAACTCCGCGACAAGTTCTACCGACTGGCCGAATCGACTCCGGCGATCGCCAAAATGCTCCCGCCGGCGTGGAAACGCAACGATCAGTGGATCGACTTCGGCGTCATGGTGTGCCACCTGGCGTGGTCGGGCAACCGCCAACGGCTTTCGGGCAAGGCATGCAAATATGTCCTTTGCACCGAGGTCGATCGCTGGCGGCAGTCGCCGCATGAAGGGCAGACGCAGCAGCTCATTCAAGAGCGCGTCAAGAGTTTCCACCGCTCGCTCATCCTCAACGAATCGACGCCGACCGACGAGACCTCGGCAATTGCCGACCTCTACGATTCGAGCGATCAACGCCGCTACCTTGTCCCCTGCCCCGCATGCGGCCACTTCCAGGAACTGCGGTTCTTCACGCACAAGGAAGGCATTTTCGCGGGGAATGGCGGCGTCGCCGGTTTCCAGCATCCCGACGGCAACTGGTTCACCATCGATCAGGCGCGGGACCAAGCCTACTATCTGTGCGAGCGGGGTTGCCGCATCGAATCGCACGAGAAGGCGGGCATGGTCGCTTTGGGCCGCTGGGTTCCCAAGGGACAATCGATCGACCAACACGGCAATCTGATCGGCCAGCCCGAGCGATCTCCCCGTCATGCGGGCTTCTGCCTCGGAAGCTTATACGCGGACACCGTCGATTTCGGCCGCATGGCAGCGGAGTACCTTGAATCCCGCGAATCGCAAAAGCAGCTTCAATCATTTTGGAATAACTGGCTCGGTTTGCGATGGGTTACCAAAACAAGAAGCCCCAAGTGGCAGCGGGTTGGCCGACGCCTGGCCGGCTCGCATCGCCGCGGCACCGTCCCCTCCAACGCCTTTTTCTTAACTTCGGGGATCGATACGCAAGACGATTGCGCCTACTGGATTGTCCGCGCCTGGGGCGAAGGTTCCACGAGCTGGCTGATCGACTGGGGAAAAGTCACGTTGGTCATCGATGAGAACGGCCAGCCGATCACGACGAGCGATTTAGACAAGCTCGATGACTTGGTTCTGAATCGCTGGTTTCCGTTGGTGCAGGCCAACCCGATCGGACTGAAGCAGCTCCGCGTTCGCCTCGCCTGCATCGATTATCAAGGCCATCGCACTTGGGACGTATTCCAATGGGTTCGCGCTCGCAAGTCCCTGGGCGATCGCCTGCGGATCATCGCTGGCGACACCCGCGTCCCGGCCGGCGAGTTTTACCGGCTTTCCGTGGTCGAAAAGACCCAGGACGGCAAGACGTACCAAGGCGGTCTCAAACGCTGGGCGATCGACGTGGACACGTACAAGGAAGACGTGCAGGGCCGTTTCGAGGCCCCGTTGGACAAGCCCGGCGCCTGGTGGCTCCCCGAGGGAATACTGGAAGAGGACAGCGATTACCTGCGGCAGATCTGCAACGAAGGCCGGCGAATGACGCGCGATAAGAACGGCAAGGAGCGGATGGCATGGCAGTTGATCGACAATCGCGTCGGCAACCACTACTGGGACGATGAAATCTACGCGCGTTGTGCGGCCGACATGGTGACCGGTTTCGATTGGAACCAATTGACCGAACGGGCGAAACCCAAGCCAAAACCAGGAAGCAGCCGAGGAAATCGCACTTCGACCCGATCGAGCGCATCGCAACCTTATGGGAGAGAACGAGAATGATTTTCAAACCTAGCAGTCGCGTCCTTGTCGTCTCGATCGATCCAGGGTTGCTCCCACAGATCGCGCAATGGATCAACCGGACTAATTTGCGGATGGAGTACAAAGATTCCTTCGAAAAGAAGGAAATGCTATTGAAGATTGAAGGCGAGAGCCTTCCCGAAGAGGCAGAAATATCGCGTTTGAAGCCCGGGGAACATTATCTCCAGGGCGAGTTTTTCGAGGATGAAAATCAACAACTTCACTTAAAAGCAAAAGGAGTCTGAACAATGGCAAAAAAGCATGCTGGCATGGGATTGATCGACGAGTCGATCGATTTGCCGACCTCCGCCGTAACCAACGTCGATGAATCGGAAGAAACATCCTATCAACCGCCGACCGTCGAGCCGCCAAAAATCGAAGAGCAAAGCCGGCCGCGGCAAGGCAATCAGCCGCTTTGCCCGATTCACGGCACGCAAATGGTAGCCTATTCGACGGGTTCGTCGTTCACTTACTACCGATGCACCGAGAACAAATGCCGAGAGACCGCCAAGCGTCTGCGACCGATCGGACTGCTCAAAAACCTCTATGGAAATGGGAAATCAGCCCGTATTTCCGAGTAGTTACCAAACATTGGTAACTACTTCACGTCTTTCTCTTGAAACGTTTCCACGCCATGCCGTTTAATAACGGCATGGCTTCTATTACCTCCGCGCAACTACTCGACCAGGTCAACCAGGCGATCTCCGATCTCCTGAGCTCTGGAGTCGCATCATACGGCGACAACGGCCAGACGTTCACGATGAACGATCTCGACAAGCTTGAACGTCTGCGCGCGAAATTGCAGATTGAAGTCGCCGCCGGCAGCGGCGGTAATTTCAGGCTGGGCGTTCCTTTGAGGCGATCGCGATGAGCGGAAAAATCGGCTACACGCAAATCGACGTCACTCCGGAGACGGTGGTTCCGACCACCGATTCTAGAACGCTGCCGCGTCTGAAGGTAAAAAATGTCGGCCAAGGTCCATCGGGAAACAGCCACGGCCGCGGCTACGAAGGCGCTATTCGCGATCAGTGGAACCGCGATTGGCTCACCTCGCACATGAGCGGCGACCTGGCGGTCGGCACCGCATGGGAAAACATCACGCAGCGAGCCCGCGATCTTGTGCGAAATGAGCCGTGGGCCAAGCAGGCGATCGAGCGGATCGTCGGCAACGTCTGCGGCCCTGAAGGCATCTTGACCGAGTCGGAGATCGAGCTGAACGACGGCACGCTCGACGATGAGGCCGGCGGACAGATCGACAATCTATTCACGCGGTGGGCGATGGAAGAGGCCGACGCCGAAGGCGAGCTGGCGCTGCCTGAAATCCAGTCGGTCAGTTTATCAGAGGCCCCGGAAGTCGGCGAGACGTTTTTGGTCGAAGTGAACGATCCCGACCGCAACCGCATCATTCCGCTGTGCTACCAGATCTTGGAGGCCGAGCAAATCAACTCCACGATGGACGGCATGTCGGCCGAAGGAAACCGCATCAAACGGGGAATCGAGTTCGACCGTCGCGGCCGACGCGTGGCCTATCACTTTTGGACGCAGCATCCGTATGACCTGGTGCTCTCCGCGCAAGACACGGTCCGAGTGCCGGCCGAGCGGATTATCCACTATTACGAAAAATCGCGTCCCAGCCAGACCCGCGGCATTACCTGGTTCGCCTCGATCCTGCAATCGATGCGCGACCTCGGCCAATACGTCGGCAATGAAATGAAGGCCGCGCGAATCGGCTCGTTATTCACCGTGGCTGTCAAACGAGCCGCCGGCGTTGGTACCGGAATCGGTTTCGGCGATGACGCCGGCGACGGATACGATGGCGACAGCAACCCGCTGGAATATCTCGGCCCCGGGATCATCGCCGACATCGGGCAAGGTGACAGCGTCGAGATGATCGAATCGAAACGACCGGCGAGCGGCGCCGAGCCCTGGATCAAGCTGATTCTCTCGACGATGGCCAACGGCATCGGACTCTCGTACTTGGGACTGACCCGCGATACGAAAGAGAGCAGCTTCTCCGCCGCGCGATTCGCTCAGCAAGGCGACAAGCTTTTTTATAAGGCCCTGCAAGGAAAATTCGGTCGTCGTTGTCCGCTTCGCATTCGCCAGCGGGCCGTGGCGCAGATGATCGCGATGGGCCGAATCAGCTCCATTTCCCCCGATCAATTCCGCAAGAATCGGCAGTTGTTCCTGGGCACACGGATTTTGCCACCCGGCTGGGAAGAGATTCAAGTCGGCGAAGAGGTCAAGGCGGCGGTCGAACGCATCCGCGCCGGTTTCTCGACGCTGCAAGAAGAGTGCGCCGGACGCGGAAAAAACTATCGGCGGATCCTGAAGCAACGCGCCCGCGAACTGGCTCTCATTCGCGAATTGGAACTCGACCTCTCGACGAACTATCCCGGCAACGTCAACAGCGCGGGGCCCGTGACTGAGCAACCCGAGGACGAACCGGTGGAACAAGAGAAACCCGATGGCGTGGAGAAAACAAAAAATGCCTAAAAAACACTCCATTCGGCACATCATCGAGAGCGTGTACGCGACTCCCTGGGCGATTACCGAATCGAAATTCAACGAGATTCTGGCGGTCCTCGATCGCCGCGATCGCGGTTTGCTCTCGGAAGAGGAACTCAAGGTTTTCGGCGAGCCGCTGGAAGATCCCGAGGATGACCAAGGCTATTGCCTGACGCCCGGCGGCGTGGCCGTGATCAACGTCTCGGGCGTGATTGCCCAGCGGATGAATCTGATCATGCGATTCTCCGGCGGCGTCTCGTCGGAGATGCTCGGACGGACGATCCAAAAGTGCCTGAAGAATCCCGAATGCAAGGCGCTCGTCCTGGACATCAACTCGCCCGGTGGCACGGTCGGAGGAACGGCCGAGTGTTCCGACCTGATTTATAACGCCCGCGGCACCAAGCCGATGATTGCCGTCTCGAATACCTGCATGGCGAGCGGCGCGTACTGGATCGGCTCGGCCTGCGACGAAGTCGTCGCCAGTCCGTCGTCCCGCATCGGCTCGATCGGCGTGTATATGGTTCACGCCGAGCGATCGAAGCAAGATGCGGAGATGGGCGTCAAGCGAACGGTGATTTCGGCTGGTCGCTATAAGACGGCGGGTAACGACGTCGAGCCGCTTTCGGAAGAATCGCGGGGAAAACTCCAGCAATTCGTCAACGATGCCTATGCGATGTTTACCGAGGCCGTTGCCCGCAACCGCAAGGCGAGCGTGCAGGCCGTCCGAAATGGATTCGGCGAAGGGGACGCTCCTTATTCCCGCGAGGCCGTCGCAGAGAAGCTCGCCGATCGCGTGGCGACCTTGGACCAAGTCATTAGCGAATTAGAGGCCCGATTCAGGGCGGCACCGGGAGGCGGTCTCTCGGCGCAGAAAACCTTGTCGCCAATTGGCGACAAACCGTCCATTACCCAAAGTTTTCTGAAAGGAAAAAACATGGACAAGAAGTTGATCGCAGCCCTGTTTGCGAAGGGTCTCATTGCCGATTGCACTGAGGAAGCCGCCCAGGCGTTTTTTGCGACACGCAACGAAACGATTCCGACCGACGCCGCGGCGTATGTGAAGACGCTCCTCGGAGAGACCCAGCAACTCGCCAAATATGTCGGCGAGTTGAAAACCGAGTCTACCGCCATCGATTACGATAAACTCGCTGCGAAGATCGATGAACGCGCCGCCGCTCGCGCCCAAAAGGAGGCCGACTATCTGAAGACGCAGACCACGGCCGTCTGCGAGCTGATGGGCCTGGACGCTCAGGCCTCGGCGGAGATCGTGGCATTGGGCCTTCCCTTGGAAAAAGTCCGCGAAGTCGTGCGCGAAAAAGTCGCCGGCGTCTCGAACCCGTTGCCGCGGATCGAGATCAAGAGCACGGATCTGGATAGCTTTGCGAAGGGGGCCCAGGAAGCCCTCGACGCGAAATGTCTGACTGCGGCCGGAATAAACCTCTCGGAAAAAGAGCAGCCCAAGAACAATCCGTTCATGCGGATGCGTGCCAGCGAGTTGGCCGAGCGGAATCTGCGAATCCTCGGCGTGCGGACCGAGGGTATGACCCGCAACGAGATTTGCAAGCTCGCCTTGAGCATGGACAATCCGGCGATGCTGGCAAACGCCGGCGGATCGGCCTATTACGGAACGAGCAGCTTCCCGAACCTGACGCTCAACAGCATGCGGAAGGTTTTGGCCCGCGCCTACGACGAGGCCACGGTGACCTGGACCAAATGGGCTCGACGTGGAGAATCGGTACCCGACTTCAAGACGTTCTCGATCGTCAAATTCGGCGAGGCGAACGATTTGGAAGAGATCCCCGAGGGTCACGAGACCCCGATCGGCACCGGTCTCACCGACGGCCGCGAATACAGCGCGGTCGGCAAGTTCGAAAAGACCGATCCCTTCACCTGGGAGATGATGGTCAACGACGATCTATCGGCTTTGAGTCGTTTGCCGAAGATGAATTCCAACGCCGCCGCCCGCACGGTCAACAAAAAGGTCTATGTGGTCTTGACCGGCAATCCGACGATGGCCGACGGTTATTCCGTCTTCGACGCCACCAACCACCAAGGCAACTTGCTGGGCACTGGTTCGACGACGGCTGCCCCGCCTAGCGTCACCACGCTCTCGGCAATGCAAGCCAAGTTGCGGACGATGAAGGGTCTCAATACGGACGCGACCCTGAACGTCGCCCTCCGCTGGCTGATTCACCCCGCGGCTTTGGAAACCACAGCCACCACGCTTCTGCGATCGCAGACCGATCCGGCGAACGCCAATCCGAACGTCCGCAACCAGTTCTACGGATCCGTGGAACCAGTATGCGAGCCACTCTTGGACTCGGTCAGCACGGCCGTCTGGTATGGAGCCGCCGACAATGGCCAGATCGACACGGTCGAAGTCGTCTTCCTGCAAGGACAGGAAACGCCGTTCGTGGAGTCCTGGTGGGATCCGAAGTTCGGCACGCGTTACTACAAGACGCAGCAGTGCTTTGCCGCGCTCCCCGTCGATTACCGCGGCCTGATCAAGCATACCGGTTATAGCGCGTAGTCGCTGAGCCGGTGAGCAGAGAATTGAATAGGGGCAGTTTTCGCGGGGCACTTTACCAAATCAATCATTTTTTTCAAAAAGGATAAAAAGTCATGCATAACGCAATGGGTCGATTTTTCGACGACTTTTTTGGCGTTCAGAACATGGTGGCCGGCGCCAGCAATGTCGGCACTCCCTGGGCGATCGCGGACACCTCGTCCGCCGGCACGCCGACTTACACCGGCGTCACCGGCATGCCCAACGGCGGCTTCAAGATCTTGCTGGCCAATACGAGCGAGGCGGAAAACGTCTGCTTGTACTGGAACGATATTTTGGGTTTCAAGTGGGACAACCTCCAGGAGATTGTCTGGCGTATCCAGGCGTCGGCGATCACCACCGCCGAGCAGCTCACGTTCGGTCTCTGGTCGGCGCGAAACGACACGGTCGATTCCGTGGCCTACAATGCCCACTTTACGCTCCACGCGGCCACCACGGTGACCTGCGAGACCGACGACGCTGCCACGGATACGGACGACAAGGACAGCGCCATCACGTTGCCCGCCGCGACGTGGAAGGAATTCGCGATCAACTTCCGCAACGGCCTTTCCGACGTCCGGTTCTTCGGGACCAACGCCGCCGGCAAGATGGAGCGACTTTGCCCGAAAACGACCTTCAATATGTCGGGCGCTTCCGGCACCTACTGCCAGCCGATCGTCCAACTCCAAAAGGCATCGGGCACCACCACGCCCAACGTGATTGCCGACTACGTCGATATCCAGTTCAAGCGGTCGTAAAAACGGTATTTGGTCTTGGGTCTTAGGGATTAGGATCCCAAGACCTAAGGCCCAAATCCTAAGACCTATACCAAAATGACGCTCAACTTTGCCGAGCTACGAAAGCAAAACCTTCTCCGCGTGGCGCTCAATACGGGCGCTTTCGCGGAGAAGGTCGATTTCTACCCGCAAGGCGGTGCGGCTCGGGAGATCGTAATCAACGTAATTCACGGCGGCGAAAATGCCTTGAACGAGTCGAGCCAGGAAATAAGTACCGTCGAAAGAATCCGCGTCCGCGTGGCGAAAGATGAAGCGGCTGCCGATGGCGAGACCTTGATCGGCGGCATCGCCGAGCCGCGTCTGGGCGATTGCATCGTGCGTGCCGGCGATTCCCCGGATCGTGCCTTTGCCTTTGTCAATGCGGTCGGCGATACGAACGAATCGTGGCTCCTCTTGTTCCAGCGTCAGAAGCGGGAGCAAGTCGGCACCTCGAACACTCGCCAAAGACTTTCCTGAATTTTCCTAATTTTTCCAACTGCAAAGAAAGAAAAAGGATGTCGGAAGCAACGCCCTCCATCGCCGCCGCCGGACCGATATCGATCCCCGTGCGCAAATTGGTGGAGCTGTTGGCCGAAAGCACCTTTTTTCAGGCCCGCGTGGGTGCGTCAAGTAAAACGGATGCCTACCCATACATTCATCATCCTGAGTTGCATGCCAAAGGGCTTTATGAGATCAAGGGGCCGCTGGCCGTCGTGGGAACGGCCGGATTTAGCCTCTCGCGGGTGGACAACCGCCTGCTGAGGCCGAGCAATTGCTCATTGGCGCTCGTCCTGAGCGATGACGATCGTTACCCGGATAGTCCGGAGCGGAGCCAAACGGATTTCGAAAACTTCGTCGGCCAGACGTTGGCGGAAATCGCCGGCCTGCAAGGCGTCGATACGCGGCTGCCGATCGATTCGATTCATCTGGCGGATTCACGGAAGATCGGCGTCACCGCGGCGACGCCCGGCCAGAGAAACGTGTATTGGATGGCGATGATCGAGGTGCATTGGTCGCGACTTTAATAACTGCAAAGAAAATAAAAAATGCTGCCGATTTTCGTCCAAATCGAGTTTTCCAAGCCGAACTTGTGCTCGGTTCGCGCGTGGCGAAAGCTCTTGACGGAGGCCCATCAGCGGCAGGGTAGATACTGGCGGGACGTGTTGCTTCCCGAACATTTCCGCCCGCTGGCCAAGGGAAAATACGGCTACAAGCCGCGTACTTTCCAGTACATCGTGCGAAAGATGCGGCTGGCCCGCGTGGGAAAAGTGCTGGAGGGGGGCATCGTCGATAACGTGTACACCGGCACTTTGCGGGACTTGTTTTTGAGGACCGGCGTGATCACGGCCACGCCCACGCGCGTCAAGATCGCACTCAAAGGACCGCGATACATCGGCATGATTCCCGACCGGAGCAATCAGCCGAACAAGGCCAAAGAGATCTTGACGATGCTCGACGACGAGATCGAGACGCTCAAGGACATCGTTTTGGATACGATCGGCGACGGGCTCGAATCGCGGGCGAAAGAAGAATGGTTCGGACCGCCGCGTACCATGAACGTGGACGAGAGCAGCATCGCTTTTTTTCACGGCGAATAAAAAACCGCAAAGAACGCAGGGAACACAGAGACATTAAAGGTGTTCCTCAATTAAAAAGGAAATAAAATGATGGGAGTTTCCACCGTCCATGTGCTGCACGGCATCAAAACGCCGACCCAGTTCTACAGCCAGGTCGAAGACGCCACGCCGCAAACCGGGATCTCGCAACTGATCGGCACTCCCTCGGGACTGGTCTCGCCCATGTTCCTGGGCGTCAAGGGTGCGAAACCGGTCATCAACTTCCGCACCACTCAGTTGGCGACGCTCTTGACCGAGACGGGACTGTATGGCGCCGACCTCTCCGCCGGCAACACCGATCTGATGTACCGCAAGGTGACGAATCTGGGGACGCGCGAGGCCGACGCCTCGACGGTGCATACCCGGATCCGTGCCGCCAAGGCATTTATGAATTGGCGATCGCTCACCGCCCGACATCAGCAGGAGGCGACCGCCGAAGCAACCGTGTGGTCGGTCTTCGACGGCACCAACGTGCCGCTGGTCGCGACCGGCAGCGTGGCCTTGGCCGGCACTCCCACGGCCGCGGAGTTTTTTGGCCTGGGTCCGATCACGATCAACACGGTCGCCCTGCCGGGTGACACGGAAATGTCGATCGACCTGGGCGTCGAATTGTATCAATTGGGCAGCGGCAGCGAGACCTACGATTCGTTCCTCGCCGTCAAGGCCGTGCATCCGGTGATTACGCTCCGATCGCTCACGATCGAATCCTGGGCATCCTACGGGCTGATTGGAGCTCCACTTACGGCCTTCGCCGGTTATCTGCGGAAGTGCTGTGCCGATGCGGCCGGCGGCGTGGCTTATGTCGCCGACGCCACGGCCGCGCATATCAAGTTTTCCGCCACGACAGGAATTATTAGCGTCGATCAGATCAGTGGCGGCGGATCAACGGAGGCCTCCGAAGTCCTCAAAATTCAATGCCGATCGTCAGCTCCCACCGCCGCACCCCTGACCATCGCCACCGGCCAGGCCATTACGTAGAAGTGAAGAGTGGAGGGTGGATCGTGGAGAGTGAAACCCAGAACCCGAGACCTAAGACCAAAGCCCCAAAACCTATCAAAAAATGTCCGCACCTCTCTATTTTTTTCCGAAGGTTATGCTTTCCGGGTTTGCTCAAGCCGGCAAGCCCAGCCGTTCGCTGCTGGAGTCGCGGGGACTCGGCCATTTGACCGACCTGGAAAGCTTAAATGACCTGGCTCATTGCGAGGTGTGCGGAAAAGGCCCCAGCGGCGATCCGGGGATCGTCTTTTCCCCGTTGCCGATCGTCAGCCGCGAGCCGCCGCGGCGGATGGGATATTATCACGCCGATCAAAACTGGACGCGGATCAACGATCTCTTGTACATCGGCGTGGATCCGGCCTTTCCGCCGACGCCCGAGGATCTGCTGCGAAAGTCATTTTTCCCCGGTTACAAAATCACGCTCGGCGACGGCCAGACGTGGGAAGTGCCGATCATCCGCGACTTTTCCACACGATCGCCGCGACTTCCCCAGGACATGTTTTTGGACGAATATGGCTCGTTCACCATGCAATTACGGGACGAGTACGCCGAGCTTTGGAAAAAGACGGAGCGAGTCGCACGGCTGTTTTTCGATCCCAAATCGTCCGAATTCTGCTCGATCCAACTCGATCAAGCGCTCGCGATCTCGCTGGATGCCCTCTCGCTGAATTACCGCATCGGCCAGCCGGAGCAGCGGGTTTTGCGGCTGGTGACTTCTGAAAACTGGCAAGACGTTTTGGGGGCGACGGTCGATTGGCCGTTCTTCGAGACCTATTTGCAAAAAGAGGAAGAGGCGTCAAAAAAAAACGGCGTCGTGCCACCTGGCCCCGACTTAACGAGTTCAACGCCTGGAGGCTCGGCCTCGATCGAGCATACGCTCCCAGCCGCGCCGAACTCCAACTCCTAGCCATTCGCTTTAGCTCCTAAGAAAGAACAAAGGCATGGGCGACGGCATCGTCAATCAGACGTTCACCGCGAACATCACCGACCTGGAAAACAAGATGGCCCAGGCCGAGCGTGTGCAAATGCGCCTTGTCGAAACCATAAAAAAAATCAAGGAGGAATCGAAAGAGGGGCACAGCCAGATTTTGCACGGCCTCCAGGAGCAGGGCAACGAGCTGATCGGCATGGTGACGAAGTACGCCAGCGTGGGCGTGGCCATCGAAGCAGTCGTCGGCGCGTACGAACATTGGGAAGAGCGGCTGAAGAAGATCGCCGAGGCCAACGACAAGGTCGAGGAATCCCTCGTTCGCAGCCTGGCTAAGGCCGGCATCATGGCCCGCGGGAAGGAAGTCGAGCACTGGGAAGAGAAGAATATCGCCAAGGGTTTCACCCGGCCCGAATCGCAGGCGGCGTTGTTTGGAGCGGCGGCCGGCGCTCCGGGCCTGGGATTCGAAAAACAGATGGCGATCGCCGATCAAACGGTGCAGGCCGCGCCGCTGATGCCCCCCGAGGAATTGCAAAAGTTCTCGGAAACCGTGGGCCGCATGCAAGTCTTCATGCCGGACAAGAAGTCGGATGAAGTCAAGAACATCGTGATGAAGTTGCGGACTCGGTTGGGAGCGACGAAGGCCGATGAGCTCACCAGCCGGCAGTTCGTTTCCGGCGCTCGCGGATTGGTCGAATCCGGCGCCGCCACTCCGGAGGAAGCTTTGGCGCTGGGCGAGATCGCGCTCAAGAGCGAGCTTTCGCCGCAATTTCTGGAGCAGATCGCCAGCAAGGTGATTGCCGCTCCCGAGCCGACCGCGAAACGCGGTCACCGGACGGCGGCGGAAGAGGCGAAGGTCAAATTCCACGACGCGGGGAAAAAAGAGCGGTTGCAAATGCTGCTCGAAAATCCGGAGATGCAAGAGGCGATCATGGGGTCGCGTTTGCAGGGCCGTGCGGCGCGAATCCGCATGTCCGATATCCAGGAGGAAACAAAAACCCTTGAGGCTGCGGGAAAAGTCGATATGACCTCCGAGCAAGTCGCGGGGCTCAGTGATTTCGAAGCCGGCCGGGAAACCCTTCGCGCACGCGGACACGAGGTCCAAGCCGAAAAAATCCGCCTAAAAAAAGACCTTCAGGCGAAGCAGTTTGACGAAATGGAGAAATTCGCCGCGGAGAAATTCGCCGAACGGGATATGGATCCTGTCGAGCGGGAGATTGCGGAAAAGAATATCAGTTTGGCGAAATTTGAAGCGTCGATCAACAAGACGCTCACCAACAATCGCTTCGGATCGTGGTTGTTTGGCGAAAAATATGAATATACTCCCCAGGAGATTTTGCGGCAAAGCAAAGAATTTTCCGAACCGGAAATCCAGGAATTCAATTCCCGGCTGCCGGCGATGGAGTCGTCGAAAGAAACGACGCCGGCGGCGGAAAACAAATCCGAGGATCATTCCGTCCTCAAAAGTATTCACACCGATATCCTCACCAACCAGGCCACCAACGCCGCCCATAATGCCCGGCAGCATCGAGAGTAGAAAACATGCTCCAGTACTCCATCGGCGACGCGCGATTTTTGGACATGTCCGGCATGCCGGATTTCGTCAAGCTTGCGCTGGAGGTGATCGAACGGCCGGGGATCGACGGCGCGGCGTTTTTGGATTACGGCTATCGCGGCAGGGAATTCAACGTCCGCACGAAAGTCGATTGCATCGATTATCCCGCGGCGGTCGAATGCTTCGCCGACTACTGCACCCTGGTCGGCGGCGATCCGCTGAATGTCTTTTACATGGGCCAGAGCCTTTTGCGGTTCAACGTGAAATTTCAAGTCCTCGACGTTCGCGCCGTGACCGTTTGCCAAATGGCCGGCGGCATCGGTGGCCTGCATCCTCCCAGCCAGGGGCTTTGCGAGGCCGACTGGACGCTCAAATGCGTGCCCCTCGCCTAACATTTTTTCAAGGAGTCTTTTTATGTCTTACGCGATATCAGTTGAATATGGGATGGCGCTGACGGTTACCGAGACGCTCGCCAGCGTCCCGTCCTCCTCGCGGCCGACGGTAACCCACGACGTGTTCAACGTCAGCGGTTCGCTCATTTCCTCGTCCACGCCCCCCGTTTCGAAATTCGCAGGATTCTCCAAAGCCCTCGTCGCCGGCGCGGGGACGATCGACCTGACGGCCTTGACGGGTACCAACGGATCCGCCGTCGATGGCACCGGACTAAAAGTCCAAGCACTGCGGATCCAAGTTCCCTCCACCAACGTGAATCCCGTCGTTCTGCAAGCCGGCGGCTCGAGCGGCTACAACCTTTTTGGCGCGTCCTGGAAACTCCAGCTCAACCCGGGCGAAGAATTCCTCTGGATCGGCAAGGACAAGGCGGCGGTCCCCGACATCGACGCCACGCACAAGAACATCGGACTGGCCGACGGCGGCGCCGGAGGCACCGAATCGTGCAATTTTGAGATCGTTTTAGGCTGATTTCTTCCTGACCACTAACCTTTCACCACTACCGAATCATGGAACCCAAAGACTCCCTACCCTCTACCGACCCCAAGTACTCGCTGAAACCAGAAGACTATCGGCCTTGCACCGTCCGCGAGACCCCGCTGGAAAAAGATGGCATGGTGTACATCGTCTTGACCTTCGAAAATGGCGATGCATTCCGATTTTCGCTTTCCGCCGTGGAGTACAAAAAGCTCCGAAACGATCCGGTGGATCCGCAACCCACGCCCGTTGAATGACCACTCCCACCGCCATCAATCTCGGCACGAAGACGCGGTCTCGATCGCCACGCGTGAAAATATATGCGCGCGTGAAGTGGGACGAGCCGTGGACGGAGATTCCCTATCTGTGGTGCAAGTCGCTGGAATTCGCGGCCAGCCCGTCGATGCCCGAGGCGATTTTAGAATGGGATTATGGCTATATCCGCCAGGCCGGCCAGCCGAGCAAGGAATTTTACGCGCCGCTTTCGATCATCGATTACTACGTGAAAATCGTCATCGATCCCGACCAGGAAAGCGATTGCGACACCAACGACATTCGGCCCTGGTACGGCCGCGTCGTGGACGTCGTCGATGGTCGTGCCGGCACGGTGAGGCGAAATTCGGTGGTGGCGACGAAAGGGCGCCAGACGTTCGTTTGTTGGGGCATGGAATCCGATCTCGAATCCATCGTGCTCGATCGATCGATCGTCAAAACGACGTCGGGCATCGCCGAGATCGGCCGGGCGATCGCTTTCAACTGCGGCGCCGGACGGCAGCGCGATTATGGCGAGGCCTGCACTTCGGGCCAGGTGGTGGGAAACCGATCCAAAGACATCGGCAGGGACGGCGTTTATCTCTTTACCAGCGATCTTTCCGACGCCGCCGCCTGGACGGCATTCGACATCCTCGAGTATCTCTGCCGCTATTTTGGCCCGCGCGACGGCAAGGGCAACGTCCTCCAGCGGTGGTTCGTCGATCCCGACTTCGAATCCCAGTTTTTGAAGAGCTACACGCCAAAGCTGCACGTCGAGGGATTGACGCTGAAAAAGGTGATCGACAACCTAATCGACCGCCGCCGCGGCGTTCTCTGGCGGTCGGACGTCTATGAATGGGTTGACATCGACGCCCCCGATGACTGCCTGATTCAGGCATTTACCCAGGTAGAAAAGGATATTTCCCTGGAAACCGGCGAGCAAATCAAGGGTAATAAGCATCCCGAATCGCTCGATGTCGATGCTTCGCTGTGGCCGCAGAAGCTTACCGTTCGCCAGTCGGAGGTCACCCGCTTCGACCAGGTCGTGGTTCGCGGTCAGCCGATCGGCGCCGTCTTCACGCTCAGTTCGGCGCGTGGGGGAATCGTCGCCGACTGGACCGATGGCGACAAAGCAACTTACCAGAACGCGGCGAAGAACGAGCCCGGCTACGCCGCCCTCGATCGCTCGCAAAAGCAGCTTCGCAACGATAACTTTCGGATGCAGTCGTATGGAAAGTTGGGCGAGCAGTTGCAGCGGGTCTATTCCTATTTCAAAATCCCCGATGATTGGGATGGGACGATCAATCCCACCGATCCAGGCGGCGAAAAAATCAACGCTATCCTGAAACAGCATCATTCGATGTTTTTCGGACTCAATACGCAGATCGAGTGGGGGCTCGGCGCGAAATTTTGGCGAACGGGTCTGAAATTCGAAAAGCAACTTCCGCTCTACGAACACGAAGACTATTCGGGACTACGCGCCCGCATGCAGTTGATCTCCGAGAATGGCGCCAAGTCGGAGCTGATGAAGCCGCTGGTGATCTTTAAGATCACGGAAGACGGGAAAACCTATCACCAGTACGCCGATAAGCTCTCCGGATACGACGTGATCGAGTCGGCGGATGAAGGGGGCCGCGGCTACTCTTGCAGCCATCATGTTCGCGACGACGTCGCCGGCATGGTGCTCCGCGTCTCGGGGACCGCCGCGCAGCACAAAATCGCCAAAAACGATTTTACGCCCGCCGACGATACCGACGACATCCCCACCGATCTGGACTGGAAAGATGAAATGCTGGCGACGATGTACATGCTCACCGATCAGAGCGCCGAAGTCCGGATCCCGTTCGACACCTCGATCGAGGCCGATCCGGCCTTCGACGGCAAGCGGGTTCGCCGGCTGTATATTTCCGTGCCGCATGCGCGGCTCGATTACATCGTCAAGGGGACGATCGTCGGACTCCGCGACGGCGTCCCGCAAATCTGCGAAGACAACGCCGTCCTGCGAAGCGACGTCGGGCGGCTCTCGGCGATCGCCTCGCTGGCCTTCCTCTGGTACTGCCGGCCGCGAAAGACGGTCAACCTGCAATACAAGCGGATCCGCAAGCTGACCGAGGTGGGGCATCTGATCACGTCGATCACGCAAGGCGAGACGGTCGAGAACGTGCAAACCGTCGTTACTCGCGTGCGCTACGATCTCGACGGCCAAACCACCACCGTCCAAACCCATTTTGACGAGCTCGACCTGAAGGCGATGTAGGAATCTTTTTAGAGTGTGGAGAGTGGAGTGTGGAGAGTGGATAGGAAAAACAGGATAGAAAAAGATGCTGGACAAACCGCTCAAAGACCGCGTGGCCGACCTGGAACGGATGCTCTCCTTTTTGGGCGATTCTTCGCATGGCACCGCGGGCCAGGTCGGCAAGTCGTGGCAAGTCCGCATCGGCAAGACGCAGAAAAAGAACGAGGAGACCTATCCTTCCTCGGGCAACGTGCTGCCGTTCGTCTTCCTGGACGCCGAATTCGACGAGATCGCCGGCCACCAGCCGCTGACCGCGCACGAGCGAACGGCAGACGCCAAAAAAGTGGCCTACAGCTTTTTGGGATATCTTGAGGAAAACGTCACGATCGTCGTTTTCTACCTGCGAAAACGGTGGTGGATTATCGGGCTGGGAGAGACTCTTTCCAGTTCCGACGAATCGAGCAGTTCCTTCGAATCGAGCAGTTCGAACGAATCCAATTCCGCAGAGGAAAGTTCCGGCGGATCGGGTGATTCGCATGGCTCCGGTGGATCAGGTGGGGATTCCGACAGCAATGACCATTCTCAAAGCGGGGAAAGTTCCGGCGGGTCGAGAGATTCGCAAGGTTCAGAAATCTCCAGCGGCGAGTCAAGAGTTGATTCGGACGGCGATTCGGGCAGCGAAAAGAATCCCGCGATTGTGCCTGCACCGTGGACCGAAGGCGGCTACACGGAGATGTACACCTTCGAAATGGATCGGGTCTATTTTGGGCACGTCGTCGAAGTTTCCGTCAGAAACGGAATTGCGATCGTCCCCATTGACCCGAGGCATCTTGCGATCTGCAATAGGGGAACTTTCAAGGCTCTGGGGGCAAATGCCGCCGATGATCCTGTAGCGGTCTCGGCGACCGTGAAAAATGAAAGGCTTTGCATCAAGACATCGGATAAAACGCTGACCGTCAAAGTCACCGTGATGCTTCTCGGCATTCGCCGCGGCATGGGCAACCTGCATTTCCGCGACGTGACGCGGGCCGAGTACGAAGCCAACGAGAAGTTCTTGAAGATGAGGTTGCCGAAAAATGGATAGTTCCAGTTTGTTCGGCACGCCGAAGATCACTTCCTCGGTCAGCGAAAGCTCGTCTTTTGGTGGCTCGGGTTCTTCTTCATCATCTTCGACGTTGACACTGCCCCCCGATTGTCCTGACTGTCTAGGCTGTACAGAAACGAAATTATATTGCTATCACTACCTCCACGTTCCCGAAGTTGATCTAAACATTCTCGAACCGACTTGGGCTCGCCTTGACGGGGCCAATTGGGACTATTACACCAGACGGCTATACATTCCCGAAACCACGTTTCTCTGTGCTGGTCCGTTGAATCAATGCTTCTTTCGATCTACTAATCCGTATGCAATTTTGTGCGGTTGGGCTTATTGTTTGTGTTCCGCCGGTAATGACAGCAGTGGTTATCCCGTAGGTACGATATTGCGGGCCGGTATAAACATTTGGGGCAAGTCCGATGGCACTGAGATTAGCAAAGACGCCAGAGTGGTTGTGATCGGCGAATGGACACGTATGACGTACCCCGATTTCCCGCGGCGTGATGAGTACGAATTTTCTTGGGGAAGCACCGCTCCTCAGCTATCCGAAAATCCGCGAAAGTTCACCACGTGTAATTCAGCAGACAGCTATTTCAATCAAAACAATGCTCCTGGAACAACTGCCAACTCGTGGCCTAAGACGCGATGAACTGTGAATGTGAAAAATACGATGGTAAGGATGGATTTGTGGTGCTAACGTGTCGGCACTGCGGAGAATCGTATGAATTTGCGAAAGAACAAGAGCCAAAGAATTTTTTGGTGGTTTGCGGAACCGCGAAATTATCAAAGCCAGTTTCCGAACTGACCTATGCAGATCTCCACGAGCGAATCTTAAATTACCTCCAAAAGTTCAACTCCGCCGACGCCGCCGAACTGCAAAACGACATCGGTTGCAACCGCGTCCCCGGAGTGTTGCAAGGCATGGTGGCTCGTGGATTTCTCACGATCGACACGCCGGCGATCGAGAAAAACACCCTTTTTGCAATCGCCCCCGAGGAGCCGGTGGACGTGGTCTATCCTTTGGGGAACGGAAGCCGATGGGGAGATAACGAACTTCGCTATTCCCTTCGAAGCCTGGTAAAATATTTTCCTCAACTCGGCCGGGTTTTCGTCGTCGGCCAGAAACCGGCGTGGCTGCAAAACGTAATCCATATCCCTTTCCCCGACACCTACAAAAACAACAAGGATGCCAACCTGATCGCCAAAGTGCTGGCCGCTTGCGACGCCGGGATTTCCAAGCGGTTCTTGCGGATCTCCGATGATGAAATGTTTTTGCAGCCGGTCCAATTTGCCAAAATGACGCCGATCCATTACGGAGAGTTGAAGGACAAGCCCAATTCCTATTTCTCGGGAAAGTGGAAAGGGCACCTGAAAAACACCCGCGATCGAATGGCGGAAACCGGCCACTCGACGCTACATTATGACATTCATTCGCCCAACGCCTACGACCGAGAAACCTTTAAAAAAGTCATGGCAGAGCATCCGTGGGCAACCTTGCCGATGACGATCAATACGCTTTATTACAACGGCAGCGACGCCCCAGGCAGAAAGGCCCGCAGCGAGAAGGTGACTTGCGAAAGTGCCATCCACGACATAAAGGCAATACAAGAAAAGATCAAAGGAAAAAGATATTTCAATGTCAACGACAAGGGTCTAACGGATGCCATGAAAAAAGTGATTCAGGAACTCTATCCCGATCCCAGTCCATTCGAGGCGGAAGTGACCACGAAACGCGGTATCGTGACGCTCGCCGGCGGGCCGGTCTATTTCACCAACGCCTACATCAATTGCCGCATGCTCCGTCATCTCGGGTGCCAGCTCCCGATCGAGTGGTGTTATTTGGGCGCGGAGATGTCGCCCACCTGGCTGGAGTTGATCCAGCGGACGATTCCCAATGTCCGGCTCGTTGATCTGGGAGGAAAGCGAAAAGACAACTCCAAGGGAAAGGGAGGCTGGCAAGCGAAAGTCGATGCCGTGTTGCAGAGCGAATTCGACGAGCTCTTGTTCCTCGACGCCGACTCTTTCCCGCTCCGCGATCCGAGCGACTTATTCGCACATCGCCTCTTCCAGAAGCACGATTGCATCCTCTGGCCGGATATCCACGTTTACGACGAGAATTTCCAGGCGTTGATCAAGGAAAAATACGGCGTCACCGTCAAGGGGCGACAGATCGAATCGGGCCAGATGCTTTTCCGCAAATCGGCCTGCATGCCGGGCTTGCTGAAAACCCGCGAAATCAACCGCAACAGCCGCGAATCCTACAAGCACCTTTTCGGCGACAAGGACACCTTTTTGATCGGCGCGAGGCAAGGCGGGGTGAACTGCATCGTCAATCCGCACGTCGTGCGACGCTGCTCGCAGCGGAACCTGGTCCAGCACGATCTCGACGGCCGACGGCTGTTCATTCACCTCACGGCCGGCAAGTGGCGTCCGAACCAACGCGCCGCGATCGACGTCGTCGATTATCCGCACCTGGCGACGGCCGGCAAGATTTTTTTGGAACTGCAAAACTCAAACGTGGCGTTCGAAATGCCGAAAATGGAGATCAATATGCGAGTTCGAGATACGACGGGAGCGGTCGAGGCCGCGAATATCATCCAAAACGACTCTTACGAAATCCGCCCGATGATCGGCAGCGGACGGGTAAAGTACATCGTGGACGTGGGCGGAAACGCCGGCGCGTTCACCTTCATGGCTTCGCTCTGCTATCCCGAATCGGAGATCATCTGCATCGAGCCGGATCCGGAACTGATGGAGGACATCCGCTACAACACGCGGGAGTGTCGGGCGAAAATCCACTATGTCGAAGCCGCTTGCATCGGCGACGAAAGAGAGCTGGTCCCTTACGTCCGCGTGGCCGCTAATCGCGGCGGCAGTTATGTGCGGGTGGGAGATTGGGAGCAGCAGCGAGAGGAAGTGGTCCGACCGGAGGACAAAGAGATCCCGGTGCCGGCGACCACGCTTCCAAAACTCTTGGAGCAGTACGGATTCCAGAGCATCGACATCCTCAAGATCGACGCCGAGGGCGTGGAGGGGGCCGTTTTACTTTCGCTCAAAGAATCTGGCTGGATGCCCAAAGTCCACTGGATCCGCGGCGAATGGCACGGCAAAGAGGATTGGCCGCGAATTCGGGCCGCTTTGCAGGACACCCATGAGTTTCGGCTGTGCGATGGAACCGCACTTGGCTATATGATTGCCCACGCTCGATCCGACGCATGAACATTGCCACCGGCATCTTGACGGCCACGCGGCCGGGAGCGAGCACGCTCCAGCAAACGAGCGAATCGCTCCACGGGGCAGGATTCCCCGTCACGCGGATCTATAACGATGTTCTATTCACGGGTCAGTACCAAAGCTGGATCGAGCTCCTAAAAGCACTCGTTTCCGATTCGCCCAATGCCGACGCCTTTTTCTTGGTCGAAGACGATATGATCTTTTGGCGGGGACTCCGTGAGTATTTAGAGGAGCGGTCATTTCCTTCCCATGCCGGGATTTGTTCGCCATTTCGGCCGGGAATCTATCCGGCTGGAAAATTCGGGTGGAATCCCATCAGTTGTTTCGATGGCCTCGGCTCGGGCAACGCCTGGATCGTTCCCCGAGCCATCGCCCTGCGGATCCTCGCTTCGGCGGTGGAGATCGGCCAGCTTGGCGTCTGGAACCATGCCGACCAGCGGGTCGGCCTCTGGATTGCCCAGGAGTGGCTGTTGGCCTACTTCCACACGCCGAGCCTGGCACAGCACTTATGGGGAAAAACCCGCCTCAACCACAACGGTGAATGTCGGGCCGAGAATTACCTAGCTCCCGATTTCATCGGCGAAGCGGGCGAGCTAACCTAA